AGGATATTCTCCTTGGATTTGTTCTGCAAGTTCATTTTTGGGAAGCATCTTGCCTTCCACTTCCAAACGATACATCTTTCCTTCCCAAACAACGTCGGCAAAGAAAGACTCGGTTGCTTGTTCTGGTTGAGAGGAACCTACATTTAGAGTTCCATTGAAATCACCATTGATAGTGATACTTTCTGAAATAAATTGTTGAAAAGATTTCATTTTAGTTACAGTTCCAACGACGTAGTGCTTTGTTGATTCTTGAATCTGGATTTCTTGCAGTTTTTGCTGAAGTCAGTTTAGACTTCATACCTTTCATACGGCGGCAGAAGTTTGCACGACGTTTTGCTCTCTTTCCTTTTGGTTTTTTCTCTGTTACTGCAGTTTGAAGTTTTGAACCTGGATTCTCACGACGATAAGCATCTACCGCTTTCTGACTTAAACCGTCAGTTTTATCTTGACGATTGACTTTCTGCCAATCTTCCAATAATTCTGATATTCCTAATTCTTCTCTCCAGTTTGAAAAACTCTCCTTTACGCAACGATTATAAGTTTTTCCAAAAAGTTTTTGAGTTCCTGCTTTTTTATACCCTGGCCAACATTTTTTACCAGATTCTCCCAATAATTCGCTTCCGATTCCCTTGCTTGCCTTTAATGGTTCTGGTTTAATAATATCAATGAATTCAACGTAATCATTTCCCTTTGCATCTTGAACAACAATAGATTCATCAACTTTATGCTCTCCACTTTCTAAGTAGTCTGCTGCAGTGTCAATATAATCCGCTGCTTTTGTAATTTTTGATTGGACCCATGCCTCTATACCACCCTCACCTTTCATTTTTTTCTTCAGTCTTTTTGCTGCCGAAATAATAGTTGAAAGTTCTGAGCGAGCCATTGAATACTCATGATCTTTCTCTTCATTTGCAGGATGAGGTCTATTTGGATCGTATTTCATTTGATTTGAAGTTAATGTTGTTGGAATCGAGAACATCTCCCAATATTTTGGACCATATTTGCATTGATCACGAGTTTCATCTTTTTTGCATTTTGGACAATATCTAATCATTTCTACTGCTTCTGATTTTGTTCCCCAATTCGCAGCACCAACTTTACGACATTTGACAAGTGCTCCAGAAGCATATGCACTTGGCCAAACATCATATCTTGACTTTACTTTATGATAGCAGGCATCTTTTTTACCACTACCTTTACCTGGTTTATCTTTGACTTCTTGTAAATCCATTTCTTCTTTCCTTACTTTTCTATCTGTTTTTACCATAGTTGGTTTAGCACCGCCAGATTTTTGTGGTTGATTTGGATCTTCTCTTCTTTTTGCTGCTTGTGCAGCAAGTCTTTCCTCTCTACTCATTGAGGCACGTTTTTTTGATGATACACATTTTGGAGTGGCAGTTTCCCCCTCTTCTCTAGCACAAGCATCACCATCTACAACATCAACCCAACCAGGTTTTTTATTTTTTGATTTTGATTTGCCGAACCAATCGCGCAAACCTTCCTCATCAAGGTTTCTTTTTTTGCGTCCTTGACAATGAGCTCTTTGCGAGAATCCTTTTGGATTGTCACAATCAATAGATTTTTTATATTTTTTAGACCAGCTCATCAAAATGTTGGACTACTCTTTATTATTTAGGAATCCTTGTTTGAGTAACTTTGATAAATCTGCAGTTGAACCTACAAATAAAGCATTGTTAGTGACATTGTTTGTCGTTTTAACCTCATTCTCTTCAATATCTTTTAATTTTTTTTGTAAATCTATTAACTTATCTGTAACATCTCCAACGTTTTTAATTAATTGCCCAGCAACCTCATATGCCCTTGGACTTCCCCCTTCACCAGCAACTTCTAGTATACCATTCAGAGCTTCTTGTCCTTTTTCAATAAGAGAATATAATTGTCCTCTACTATACTCATAATCTTTTTTAAGATCTTGTTTTACTTCAATCTTATCCTCGATTGACTGTATACTTTTTGGAGCATCTTTAACGTCGATTATTTCAGTTTCAACATTCAAAGACTTACTAATAGCATCAAATTTTGTGTCCATAAAATTACAAGTCTATTTTTCGAGTTGGACTAAAGTCTCCAGGATTACTAAAGAAATCTGTCTCTTCACTAAATCCAAAATCATCCCCAGGAACAATTAAAGCATTGTCTGCTGCACTTAAAACATTAATTGTTGATCCTGGTATGTGAACATCTGCAATTGTTCCACTATACCCTCTAGTTACAGTAATAGTATTACTAGTTTTTGAAACTACTTTCATAATTTCACTGCCAATAACAATTCTTGAATTAGAAGGAATTGCAGAAGTATCATTAACTGAAATAACGATCTCAGAAATATCAAGTGCTTCTGTAGTAGTTGCTGCATTATCTTGATCATAATCTTTCATTGCTGTTGGAGTTGCCGTATATCTAACTTCTCTCTTACTATTTCTAATATCTGTATTGGTATAATAATCAACCTGAACCTTACGGATAATTCCATCAGTGCTGTCTGCAATAGGTCCAAATAGATATGTTTTAGCTGTGAATTGTAATGTATAAATTAATGCTCTTCTTGTTGAAAAATCTCCTTCATAATCATCTTGAAAATTAATTGATTCTAATACAACAGGAATATCTCTTTTTTCTCCAATTGAATCTATTAGTTCTATTGTAATATTGAACGAAGGTTGAAAGTATGGTAGAATTTGTTCTATGATCTGTAAAGCATCATCATTTAATTTTGTTAAAATATTTAATTCAAATCCCAAATTGTATGGGACAGGCATATAAACTTTTTTAACTTTATTATTATCATCTACAGCTTTGAAAGTTTGTGTAACCGAAACTTTTCTAGATGGGTCATATTGAATACTATTCATTTCAAATGACATTCTAGGCAATGTAATTTGAATTGGTTTATTTAACTCAGATTGTTGTTCTATTCTTGCAAGAAATTTTTGCCTTGGACCATATGCCAAAGGAACTCTCATCTCACTAATATCGTTTGATGACTCGTCTTTATGTTTAATATAAATTTGATTAAATATTGTTCCAAAAGAAACAACTGTTTTTCGTATTATCTGGTGATAAAAATATGTTCCTAACATCAATAGTTACCAAATGGATTTGATTGTGAAAAGTCTAAAATGAGATCTGCTTCCTCTTCAATCTCATCATTTTGACTGTATTTATCATATAAATCTCTTTCATCATAAATTGAGACTGAGTAAGTTGCAGAAGAACCAACTCCAATTATAGTTTCTCCTGGTAAAAATTCTCCTTCAATTATAGAAATTTTTAATTCTTTGGATGAAGATGACCAAGATTTAACTCGTGCTCTTGCACCAGACAATGACCCAACAACAACCTCATTGAATATATAAGTTCCTATTCCTGTAATTAATGGTGGATCTGCAACTATAACTGTTGGTGTAATAGTATATCCTATACCTGGATTTCTTAACCTTATGGCACTTACAATATTTCCAGTTGTAATTCCGGAAACTGCAATTGCGGTGCTTATACCAACAGAATTATAATTCTTATTAGAATATGAATTTCCAATACTTACAGTTGGTGGTGTTGAATAACCAGATCCACTATTTGTTATTGTTATGGAAGTGACTATACCTAAAGAATTGACATTGGCGTAACCCAATGCAGTAGTTCCAATACCAGCTGGACTACTAAATGTAACACTAACTATACTTGAAGGAATATAGTAATTACCACCATTAGTTATAGTTGTCTCAGTGACAGACCCTAGACCACTTATTGTTGCTGTTGCAGCGGCGCCAGGACCTGCTGGAGGAAGAACTGTTATATCTGGTGCAACAGAATATCCAGCACCACTATCATCGACTGAAATTGATACTACACCATTTAAAGATGTTTCAATTGAACATGTTGCTGCAGCTCCAGTTCCGCCGCCGCCAGTAATAAAAATAGTTGGCGCTACACTATACCCATATCCAGCATTTGTCAATAAAATTTCCTTGATAGATCTGACACCAGCAACAGATGTTGTGATGGCAACAGCGGTTGCTGTACTTCCACTTATTGGTGCGGCAGAAAAAGTAATAGTTGGTGTAGAGGTATAACCACTTCCATCATTATTTAAAAATATCTGCCTCACATAACCACTGTTGATTGATGCGGATGCAGTAGCAGTTCTACCGACGCCAATAAGTTTGAGAGTAGTAATATATCCTTCATCTTTAATCTGAGTATCAATTTCTGAAATAGAAGTATCCAGAACTTCATCTTCATATTCAAAGAGCTCACATTTTAAAACATATACGTAATTTTTACCCAATTGATAAAAAGGATCTTCATGTTCTACAAACTTGACTTCAAAAATTCTTTGTCCTAATGGAAAATAAATTAAATCTCCCTCTCTAGGGCGAGATGATAGTGTAAAGTCGTCCGATCCTAAAAATGGAGATATAAAATCCTCAAATCTTTCTTTAGATATTGTTACTGTTAATTCATCCCTTAAAGACATTCCAAACTTTGTTAAAATGTCACCAGATCCAGAATATCCTTCGTATGTATTAACATATGCCTCTATGACATAATTATCATCAAACTTTGAAGATTGAATCTCATTTAAAATAGTATCTTTTTTGACAAATTTTCTAGGAATGTATGTAACATCAACACCATACATTCTTAGTTGCTCGTTGATTAACTCTTGAACCAACCTTTGTTCAGATGAAGATCCTTGTAAAAAGAAGGGATTAAGTGCCATTATCCAATAAAATCTAATGGTGGTAATTCGTGCTCTAACATCATGGTTTCCTTTAATTGAGTCAACTCTCTTTCCGCATCTTCATAAATTTCTCTACCATTTAATTCAATACCACCAGGTAGTTTAACTCCTCTAAATTTAATAAGATTTTGACCCCACTGTCTCTTAATTAATGAAGTTAAATATTTTTTCAAAAAACTGTCATTATAAATTTTAGTAAACGATGAAGGATCTAATGCTCTATGGCAGTCAATAATTAAAAAATTTCCAGCTTTTTGTTGATTCCAATCAATGTCCAAATACAACCTATTTTGTCTTTTATTAAAACGAATTTGTTTATCAGTTGTTAATAAAAAGTCTATATCCTCCAAATAACTTTTAACCATTGAGTATTGAAGTAATTCAACCGAATTAAAATAATATAAATCATTTAAAAACAATTGATATTTAATACTAAACATTCCACCAGAAATTGTACTAGTATCAAATTTAAAAATTTTTTCAATCCCAATTACTGAGTCTGGAACCTGAATATAATTAGATGATTCGTAAAACTTAAATGTGGTCGAACCATAACCAGTTATATTCGATGTTCCAGTTGTAGTTACAATGCCAACACCAGTTTTATTTTTAGCAGTTCCTCTATCAATATCCGCCTGAGTAATCTCATATTTCAGATACATTCTTTCAACACCATCAAAATGGCGTTCATTGAAATATTGTATGGCATCATCAACTAAATCATCAATTTGGTCATCATCAACATTAATCTCTAGCACAGGAGCGCCCAAACGCCTTAAGCAATAATCAATAAGTTCTTGCCTAGTGGATGGTTGTGCCATTATTCAACCTCTGAGTTTTGATAATTATCCGATTTTTTGGATGACTTTAACTTTTCTGGTTCGGAAACTTGAACACTCAGTTCAGAAATTTTTGCCAATAAATTGTCTCTTTCTAAAGAAAAGTCTGAGATTAATGTTTGTAATTTTGCTTCTAATAAAATATTTTGATTTGTTAAAGATGATAATTTATTGTTGTAAAGTCTTACTAGAACATTAACATCAACACCATCATTTTCATTATTATTCATAATTTTAGAACGTTCCTCCGTCAATAGTTGTAGTCCAAGTTGGTTTACTAGTATATGTAGTTGAGACATTTGAAGGAATTCTGCTGGTGTTAGTTCCATCAGCAATAATGTCATTAGTAGTATCAAATGTTCCCTGAACGCCAATAAGTGTCACAGTATTACTAGTAGTTGTGGTTGTTTTAACCATACCATATGCCCCAGAGTTTGAGGCTTGAGTTATTTGTGCTCCAGCGGCAAAACTGTGGGTGCTATCTAAAGTGAGAACAATTTCAGTAACCGCAGTAAGAAGTTGAGTTGATGTAAATGTTGCCGCAGAAGGAGCAGTTGTAGAATTTTGAAGTCCAGTACTATCAAAATAAACAATACCGTGAGTTGAAAAGTCTCCAGTCTGATAGTATATTCCTTTAATATCTAAATATCCTCTCGTTCCAGTTACAGAACTATTGGAAATAGTTGCATCAGGTATATAAGTCCATGATCTTTCTGGTGCTTGACTTCCAGAATTCGAACCATCACGATATCCAAAAAATCCTACTTTGTTGTTTCCAGTTCCAGAACTGGTATTATAGTTGAAAGAAATACCCCTATCAGTATTAGTATCATAAGCATGGGTAATGGTCAATTGGGTGCTTATTCCAATTTGAGCAGTTGTATTCCCAGCAATTGATACAACTTTTGTTCCAGTGTTATAGTAAAGAATGGTTCTATCGCCAGCAGTAACGGGAAGACCAGTTACACCAGCATTGTCAATAACATCGCCAGTATTAATTCCAACGACGGAATCTAAAGTAATTTGAGTCGTTCCTGAACCAACTGTCGCCATGACAGTTCGAACACTGGTTACTTCACCTAATTCTAAAATAGGATCATTAACACTTACTGTGCTAGAATTTACCGTGGTTGTGGTTCCATCAACTTGCAAATCACCTTTAATAACAACAGTTCCTTCATTACTTAATCCATCTGGATAGGGGTCTAAGTATAAAGTATTTCCACCTCCAGATCTTGTAAAAATCATGTTGGATTTAATACCAACATTATCAATATATGCAGTTCCTAAGTGAGTTGATACACCTACATGATATAAATGACCATTTATAACAAGAGTATCATCGTCATCATTACCAAGATAAGTATTTCCATTAACAGTTAAATTATTTGTTATGGTGACGTTTCCTACTGTAAATGCTGCTGATCCAGTAACATTTAAAGTACCGCCAACATAAAGATCACTTGCAATACCAACACCACCACCAACAACTAATGCACCAGTAGTCGTATCAGATGCGGTTGTATTTGTTGTAATTGCAACCTGATTTACAGTGTTTGCATAGGTCCAAGAAGCTCCTTCAATAACCAATCTATCTGTTGATGCTTCATCATAATAAATCCTAGCATCGTTGTCAGTACCAAACTGAAAGTGAATATCATCAGCTACTCTAATGTCTGCGGTTGCACCAGCGCCACCTCTTTCGAAGAATAATGCATCTTTTGCAGTATCATATGATGCACGAATATCATCACTAGTACCAAACTGAATTTCATCATCATCTAAAAATTGGACTCTACCAGTTCCGTTTGGAGTTATTGCAATGTGACCATCGACAACGTTGGAATAAATAGTGTTTCCATCAATTGTGATATTGTCGACAGTCCACTGATCTACTCTTGGCAATCTTGATACTAAATTTCCATCACCAACGTATCCTGAGTATTTTGTGTCAAGAACAGGAACAAATCCGTTATTTGGAGTAGTTGGATTGTCTTGCCCATCAACTTTACCTGGCGCAATGCTCAGAAGATCTGTATAATACCTACCACCAACTAATTGTGGATTTGAAGAATTATCTCCAGCAAAAAGTCTTCCACCACTATTGCCGTGAGTGCCAACACCAACTGTAAGACCGAGTTCACCATAATTTAATGTTGCTGGTGCCGAAGTACCAGTAGATCTTTTGACCCTAATGATACTTGCCATTAAAAGCTACCTCCATTTATGTCTAAATTCTGTGTAGTTCCTGGTGTTAAATCTAAAGTTGCCACCCATTTATTAGTAGATAAATTATATACAAGAACCATTCCGTCCAATAGTCCAGCACTCACATCAACATCACTAAGTCCACTGATTGTTCCAGAAGAATCGCCGGCGATAGATGAAACTACTTTTACAGTATTTTGTTGTCCTACGCGAACTTTAATGTCTGGCATTAGCGAATCACTATATAAAGTTTACTCACAAAAGAAACGTAATTTGTTTCCACTTATAAGAAAACAGGATCTAAAATATATTTATACTCCTTTAAGTCCTACAATTTGGATGTCATAATATCCGTAAGAACTTCTTGTTGTTTAAAATATAACTTAACATAAGACTTTGCAATATTCTTCAATTGATCAATGTTTTCAATTGAGTCAATTTCAGTTGCAATTTTAAAGTATTCAAAATTTTTACTTAGATTCTCTAAATTAATTTTATCTGGATCCATTTACAAGTTCCTTTAATAACGTTTTAATTTCTTCAATATCTGTTTTAATTTTTTGAATTTCCTCCTTTTGTTTTTGTCTATCACTTTTTATTTTAATATATCTATTATATTCTTCAGTATCACAATTAACTATTGCACCTGAATTTTCATCTCTAAAAAGATTGTTATGCCCTTCAACTGGAATCATTATGCTAAAGCAACTACTCGTAAATCTTTAAATCTTGGAGACAGTGCCTCATCGGTTCCATTCATAACAATTTTAATTATAAATCCAGTAAATTGTTCAAGATTATCTGCAGTATACTGATACTCAGAATATTCTCCTGCAGCGTTTGAAGAAACAAAAACGTCAGATGATCCGTTATTTAAATATTTGTTAATAATTGTATCTCCAATTCTATCACCATCTAGATCCGTTAAATTACTATATCCAGGAAATGCTTCATACGATTGATTAATTTCACTAGAATCTGATCTAAACAACCTATAAAAGACTCTAAAATCACTTGATGGTGGTCTATATGCTGTCAAATAAACTCTTAATGAAGACGCTGGTTTGACAAGATTAACTTTTTTAGAGATATAAATCGAAGAATGGGGATCGTCAGTCAACTGATTTGATCTAGAATCTTTTACATAGTCTGAAATTGGTTTGTTGATCCTATTTCTATTTAAAACAAATATTGCAGATTCTGTTAAATCAATAACCGGAGAAAGATTATTATTTGATGATTCCATTCTGATACCAAAAGTCAATGAACGATTTCTTGGCAATGAAGGTAAATTATTCACTTCATTAACTCTGGAACATACCAATCTAGTTGATGATAATGTATTCGGATTATTCAGTGAAACACTTTCAAATCCTTGATCAACGAAAGATGTTTCAGATCCGCCAGAACTAGTTCCAGAAACTGTTCTTAGTGTGGATGATACATTTGTATTAGATGGAGTTATAACGTTAAATTGAGGAATGATTTGATTAAACTGTATATTTTGAGATGCGCGGCAATTATCACCTCCCAATGAACTTTGAGTTGTAAAGTTCAGCATGTCATCTCCAGAACTTCTACCAGATCTATCAAACTGTAAATGATAACTATCTATTTTTCTATTGAGTTTTAGAGTTTGATCTGTTGGTAGAGTATGTGTAGTATTAATTCTATTAAGCGAAACTCCATTAAGTTCATACTTATATACTAAATCATTGACACTATGATTTCTAGTAATACTATTATTAACTCCTCTATTTAAAATTGTTAGTGAGTTTGATCCAACTGCATTGTAAGAAACCACTTCATTATTAATTAAAACATATCCAGGATTAGATCCAGAAACGGTTTTACCCTCAAAGGAAGTAAATTGTGATGTATTAGCAATAGAAATAGTGGTATTAGTTGAAACAATACTTGCGGTGAGAGGTTCTCCTACTGTATTTGGGAATACTCCACCGATTCTTAATTTATTCCCATCAGAATGCATTCCATGATTGTAATGAGATATTTCAAAAGTGTTGCCACTGTACAAACTACTTATAACCGAAGAATTCCCATTAACAACTGTTCCACCCAGCGAAACCGCAGATGAAGCAGGATAATACGATAGTGTGCTATTATTTAAAAAGTCTTCACCAACAACATCGGTTAAAAATATAGTATCAACTCCATTTGTTGAAGAAACTGTTAAGGTTGCTCCAGTGCCCTTCGTGAGAGAAGACGTCGTTATACCTAATAAATCTCCAGTTCTATATCCAGTTCCCGTAGTTGCTATAGAAACAGTAGCTACTGCATTAGATAAAATCGTAAGGTTGGCAGTTGCTCCAGATCCAGATCCAGTAATTGTAAATAGTGGAACATTGGAATAGAATCCGTTTGAATATCCAGCACCAACGCTTGTTGTTGTTATAACTCCAATTGGTCCACCAATTTGTTCGACATAACCATAAGTATCACCTTCAGATATTTTCATTCCTGAAGTAAGTATATTCTGAATATTAGTACTAGTACTGATTCCTACTTTTATTTTTCTTGGAAGTGTTTTAATTGGATTATTTAAAAGTTTTTGAATATTAGAATCTGGACTTTCGAAAGAAGTACTTCCTATTGACAATGGTGAATTATAAAAATATGCCGTTCCAACAGTTGATGTGAAATTAGCCTTATAAAATCCAAATTTTAAATCTTCATAAACACTAGGTGACCAAATTGATCCATTCTGAGATTTAAATAAATTTCCTCCAGTATATTGATTTGAATAAATTACCTGTTGTGCATTTGGTAAAGTTTGAGTTGCTACAGTTGGTTGAGATGCTTGAGCAATCCAAACTTTGTAGTCATCTGATGATGGGGAAATTAAGGAAAGAGCATACTGCTTATTTGGTTGAAGGTAGATTGGCGACTCAAATTTAATATTAGTCGCCACTGAACCATCATTAGAAGTTGTTATACCAGATGGAGAAATCTCCGCTCTTGCAAAATTTTGAACCAGATTTTGTTTTGGAGATCCACCAATATCGGTTTCTCTAATTTCAACGAATAATTTTTCGCTTGTATCTTTTCCAGAAAAATACAGATCGACAGATGTTAAAAATCCACCAGTTTCATCTATCCTAAATGTTTGAGTTAAAGGATCCCTATTAATAGAACTCAATGGCATTGAAGATGGAGGTCTTCTTACAACGATACTTTCACTATAAACATTTGAATTTACAATTCCAGAATCAAAGAATGTTGTTTCTGTAAAAGAAATCGAAGATCCAGAAGCGTTTGTTGAACTAGATGTTAGTTTGAAAGTTTTGGATCCAGAATTAAACGTTGCAGGTGGCGCTGGATTTAATAGTGGATTGCGTATAAAAATACAACCTACTAAATCTCCAACAGAATCTGTTGTTAAAACTTGAGTATCTACGACTGCTTGAGCTCCACTTGTCTCACCAACCAATATCATTCCTACAGGAACATATCCATAAAATCTACCATCAGATTCATCTGCTAATGAAAAAGTATCAATATTCAATACTGTAGATGATGATGAATATGATGATAGTGATGTTGAAGATGCATAAGGATTTTCCGAATATGTTGTAGTAGGATTTGAATAAGATCCTGTTTTATGGTTTGAATTTGCAACTCTAAATGAAGCTATTTTGTTGGAAGAAACAAATCCAGATACAGTTTCACCAGAAGAAAACACTCCGCTTGTCATCGTAACTTTTAAAAGTTTTGGAATAATGTCTATATTAGAACTTCCACCAAAAAATGCATAGTAACTAGTTGATGGACTTAGACCACTTGCACGGAATTCA